AGGTGCTGGAGAAAATGTTGAGAAAGAACTCAATGCAAAAGCGAAAGATTTCACAGACTTAGCGCAAAACACATGGGTAGACGTTAATCAAAACCAACTCAATAACGACCAAGTAGATGATGCCCTAACATTAGGCACAGGCATTAAGCATTATTATTTTGATGCTAGCTACACTGGGAAGTCCAAAAGTCTTACTGTAGGCAAAATATGTGGCCATATGATTAACCCTATGGACTTGGCGCTAGGAAACCCACAACTCAAAACGTACGAACTTGAGAAACAGCCTTATATTATCGTTAAAACGTATGAAGATACAGATAACGTAAAGGAATACGCTAAGAAGAATGGCGAAAACTATTTGTTAATTAAATCTGACGTTGACAACGACGAAGAATACGAAAATGGTAAAAACGATTTAGACACACCTAATAAGGTTGTGTGCTACACAATGTATTATAAAAAAGATGGCGAAGTGTATTGGACAAAGGTTACAGCAACATCAATTGTTCAGAAACCTAAAAGGTTATCACCATCTCCTTACAAGATCACAATGTACCCTATTTCTATGTTGACATTTGACCCACGTTATAAATCGGCGTTTGGGCGTAGCGCAATAGAGGATATGATAAACATTCAAAAGGCGATTAACTTTATTTATTCAATGATTGCCTATGGTATTCAACAAGCTATGTGGCCTAAAGTGATTGCTAAAGCTGGGGCGTTACTTCAGTCAATCACAAACATTCCAGGAGAGGTTATAACAGACCATGACAGAAGCGGTATTGGTGATCCTATTAAATACATGCAACCTCCTAATTTTACTGGTCAACCACAAAACTTTATTGACAATCTAACAGCGACAATAAGACAAATCACTGGTTCGGACCAAGTTATCAGTGGTGAATCTGTAGGCGCCAATATGGCTGCTGCTGCAATTATAGCGCTTCAAAACCAAGCCAAAAAACCTAATGATTTTGCAATGAAGCAGTTATTCGAAACAAATAAACGTGACGGTAAGATATGGGAACAACTTTTTAAATCTTATTATATCCTTCCTAGAAGCGTTGTAAGTGAAGATAAAAAAGGAATGAAGCGATCTAAAGAAATTACACCTAGTGATTATTCCGATATTAGTTTCGGTTTGACTGTTGATGTAGGACCTGGCGGAGATTTCTCAGAAGCATTACAATTAACAGTTGTCGAAAACATGTATGCTAAAGGTGATATCACTAAATACCAGTACGTTAAGTATGCACCCAATAATCTTGTTCCACAAAATATGAAAACTGATTTTGAAGAAGAAGAACAAACGATGCAACAACAACAAGAACAGTCGCAAATTATTGACGAGGTAATGACACAACTTACACCAGAGGAACAAATGGCCATTAACCAAAATCCAGAGTTGTTAAACGGTTTAGGGGGTACTGTATGAAATGTTCAAAATGTGGTTTAAGACTTACAAGAGCAAAAGAGGGGTTTAAAACTCAATTAAACTCAATAGAAGTAGAAAGGGTTGAACAGTGGGTGTGTACAAATCCTAATTGCGAAATGTATTGCGGTAGTGACTTATCAAACCCAACAAAGGTAAGTAATCGCAAATCTGAAACTATACAAAGCGTAGAATGGTAGGTGTGATATTGGAGAAGTTTGCATTAACGACCAAGTTGTAGAAAAGATTGAATTAATCGACACGACGAACAATAACGAGGTATTGGGAACTCTTTACGGTAACGCTTCACAATTATGCGAAAATGGGTATCAGTTCAAGATCACCTACAAAGAAGTCATTGAAAAAGAGTAAATTGCAATAACTCACGAAATATAGTATAATAAATGTGTGAGGTACATTATGAAAGAACATAGATGTCCAAAGTGCAATAAGTTGCTGTTTAAGTATTCAGACCAAGCTGATATCGTTCGTGGGAAGGTTGAGATAGAAACGCAACACCATTGCAGAAGCGAGGACAATAAAAAGGTTAAGGACATTAAAACAATAGAATGATACCCTGGAGGTACAAAATGAAATATTTTGAAATAAAAGGAACGTTTTTCTTGATAGATAAATATTGGCAAAAAGAGTTTAAAAATCAAAAAGAAGTAATAGAATATTTGATAGAAGAAAACTCTCATTTATTAAAAATGCTAAATGTTTCTGAAAGCAAAGCAAACGCACCAAGTTTTAGAGAAGATATGGGAAAATAGAATAACCGAACGTCTAGAACGTCTTGATTAATTTCAAGGCGTTTTTATATTTTATCCCCAAGAGGGAAAGGAGAACAATTATGTTAGAAGAAAATACTGTAGACGCAGTTGTCGAGGACGTCGTAACCCCTCAAGAACCTGAAACCGAAAGCGTACAATCGGAAGTCGCACCCGATACGGTAGCAGAAGAAAAACATGTACAATCACCTGAAGCAAATGCAAAGTTTAAAGAGTTTAGGCTTAAAGCTGAAAAGGAAAAGGCAGAAGCTGTCCAAAAGGCTAAAGACGATTTAATTGCAGAACAATACGGTGAGTCGCATGGTATTTACACTGAAGCTGACTACAAGAAAGCTTTAGAGAAGCAGAAGCAACAAGAATTGCTAGACAAAATGAAGTCTGAAGAAGTTGACCCTAACGAGATTTACAACAAGTTAAAGGAAAACGACCCAGATTTCAAGAAGTACAAGCAAATTGAAGCAGAAGCTAACGAAAAGAAACAAATTGATCAACTTAACTTAGAACTTAAAGAGCTTGATGTAGATGTAACAATAAAAAGCCTTGAAGATGTAGCTAATTTAAAAAACGCAGATGATATTGTTAAACATATTGAAAATGGCAAAACATTATCAGAAGCTTATTTCTTAGCTAACATGAATGAAATTATTCAGAAAAAGGCTGAAAAGGTTCAAAAGGAAACGCTTGAAAAGACACTTTCATTGCAAGGTTCGTCACCTGGTGCCCTAGACCAGAGCGCAGGGACTGAACATACAGACTCATACTTCTCGATGAGCCAAGACGATTTTAACAAACTAAAAGAGGATGTCTTATCGGGGAGAAAACGATAAGGAGATAAATTATGGCTACTAAATTACAAACCTATACCACCCCTTCGGACGTATCAAACAACAGACTTACGAATGAAAATGCTGAATTTTACCAAAGAACGCTATTAGAAGCGCTTTATAACTCTGTTGTGTACATGCCTTACGGAAAGAAAACTACAATTCCAAAGAACGCAGGAGCAACAACTTCTTGGAGACGCTTAGAAATGCCTGCTGTAACTTCTACAGCTATCACTGAGGGCGTTACTCCTGATGGTATTGACTTAACAGTAAACAAAGTATCTGCCACTGTTCAACAATTCGGTACATGGACAAAGATTACCGATTTGTTAGATATGACAGGTCTTGACCCATTAGTAACGGAAGTTTCATCAATGTTTGGAGATCACGCTGGACTTTCTATGGATATCGTAATCAGAGATATTCTTTTAGCAGGTACAAACACTCAGTTTGCTAACTCAAGAGCTTCAAGAGCAACTTTAGCTGCTGGTGATGTGTTAACTACTACTGAAATTCAAAAAGCACGTGCAACAATGAAAAAGAACAACGTTAAGATGATTAAGCTTCCTAACGGTATGATGGGTTACGTTGCATTTATTCACCCAGATACAGCAACAACCATTTTTAACTTACAAGAGTGGAAAGACCAAAACACTTACGTTGACGTTAAAAACAGAGAAGCTGGTATCGTTGGGCAAATGTACGGTATTTACTTTATCGAAGCTAACACAGCTGCTACATTCTCAGACGGTGGTGCTGGTGGCAACTTAGACGGTAAGTCAATGTTGGTTATCGGCGATGGTGCTTTTGGTATTCCAGATGTTGCAGGTTCATCTAAGCCTGAAATTATGGTATTTACAGAAGGTTCTACTGAAAACCCAATGGGTTTATACTCAACAGTAGCTTGGAAATCTACATTTACAACAGCAAGACTTAACGAACTTTGTATTTTAAGAGTTGAGTTCCTAGACGCATAATACCGAGGGGTGAAATTCCCCTCTTAATCTAAGGAGTATACAAATGCCTAGAGGTAGAAAACCACAAGAACCACAAATTGCCACAGAGCAAAAGGAGGACAACATGTCTAAAGTAACAAAAGAAACACCCAAATGGGGTAAATTAACTAGAGAAGCTAACAATCTGTCATTTATCGGCGAAGATTTAGTTGACTTGGAAATCCCATACGATGATCAAAACCCTGTTAATCATCACATTATCTGCATTAACGGTAATCAAATCATATTAGGTGTAGACCAAAAATTAAAAGTTCCTAGGTCTGTTTATGAAAACTTTACAGGATCAGTAAGGGAAACGAATAAGGCCAAAAAGAAGATGGCGCACACAGTAGAACTTAAAGTTTAGAACATAAGAGGATTGACCAAATGGCGATCCTCTTTTTTAAAGAGGAGGTCACGATGAGTATTTCTCAAATTCTACACAATAAATTTATGGCGTTAATAAAAGATGACAATACCATAGATATTAATATTCAAGATGATTTAACTGGGTTATCGTCTTTTAGAATAGTAGCACAAGGACGTCTGGCTGTTGATTAGAGGTGATATATGAAAACAAAAGCTGATGCAAGGAATTTATTCCTTAGATATTTAGATGAAGCAACTAAAAAAGGCATAGATGTACCATTGACTAAAAACGCTGATTATCGAGACAAGTTTGATTATTTGCTAGATACAGCGCAAAAGTATATCGCAGGCATTATAAAAATACCAGAGGTATACACCTTTAGTCAAAGTCCGATACCAAGCATGCTGGGATTGTTTAATGGGTTTGAACTTAAACAAATCTTAGAACCGTATACAGACACTTTAACAGGGTGCAAGGCCATTTATTTAGAGGTAGACAATATTTGTACCGTTGAAATCAAAGTGAACGCTGTAACAGTAGAAACGATATCAAACACTGTAAAGAATAAATTTACAGCACATAAAGTTTTAACTGGTGCTAGTTCTACAGACGCGGTAACAATCACATATTCAAGCGATTACGTGTTTAACGTTAGAAATCGTGGTTACTATGCTTATAACTTCCCAAGCGTTGATGATATACCGGCATACACGCCTTATGTTTCGTATGATATGCCTAGTGATTTTATGGAGTTTGACTCCGTTATCATTAAGAGCGATCCTAGAGTTTATCAATCGTACATTGCGCATAAGTGGGAAAACAACAAGAAAATCATCATTAACTATTATGACAAAGGCTCGTTTGATATTCACTATTACAAGTATCCTTCGGACATAGCATTTGATGCAGACGACACAACGCCTTTAGAAATTGAAGAAAAAGCATTTGATTTAGTACCGTTACAATGTGCGATATTAGCGACTGCTTCAGACAATCCAGCTTTATCAAGTTGGTTAAGGTCGATTTACATCGAGAAAGCTTCAAACATAACACAAACCGAACAACCTATCATGAACAGTGTGCAGACAGTATTCGCAATTAATTAGGAGGTGCGAACATGGCATTTATAGCACCTAAAATTACACAACCAATAATACCTAAAACAAAGTTTTACCCAGATAAAAATATATCGTTTGATGGTGGGTTAGATTTGGCCGACGTTGAATTTAACCTACCTGATAACAAGACAAATAAATGCTTAAACGTATGGTTTGTTGATGGCGAATTAGACAAAAGATGGGGTCAAGAATACCTAAACGAATATGAAACACCAGACGGTGTTATACATTCGTCATACAAGTATTTGTACAAAGGTAATATAATTAAACATTGTGGGAAAAAACTCTACTCACAGACGACATTAGGCATATTAACAGAGCTGTTTACTGTTAATGACGATGAGTCAAGATTATTCAAGTATAACGAGAACATTTATTTGAAACAAATTGGTCTTTATGTACAGTATGATGGCACTACAGCAAACGAAGTCGTACCCTATATCCCAACAGTGGTTATAAACAGAACTCCAAGCGGTGGTGGTGATCTTAACGAAGATTACAATAGACTTGGCGCAGGGTTTAAAAACTCATTCAGTTCTGATGGAACGTCAACAAACTATGTGCTAACCGATACTGATTTAGATGCAACAGAGGTAACGATTGTTTCGAATGGTGTTGATTTAGTAGAAAACACAGATTTCACAGTAAACAGAACAGCTGGTACGATAACATTCGGAGTTGCACAAACAGGTGGCACAAATAATGTCATTGTAACAGCTTATAAAACTAATCAAGAAGATATTGACTCTATTTTAAATTGTTTAGCGGTCAAACCATTTGGTGGGCAAAATGACAATAGATTATTTTTTGGGAATAACGGAACTGGTTTTTACTATTGGACAGGCATTTCAGAATTAGGCGTTGACCCGACTTATTTCCCATTAAGCAATTATAACATCGTTGGGTTATCAGATGAAAACATCACAGGATTTGCTAAACAAAATAACTCATTAATGGTTATCAAAGAACGTGAAGTGTATGGAGTTGATTATACATTTGATGGAACACAAGGAATTTTTAAATCTTACCCAGTCCATGA